ATGGGGGACCGGGGGTCGGAACCCCCGGCGAACCCAATTTTGAAACTGTAAACAATAAATAAAATGATAATTTTAGGGATTGTCGTACCCTGCACCGGTTGTCATAGTCCCTGAGTCGCCGATAACTGTGAGTTCAACGGTCCGGCTCTGAACGTTGGTGGTAATTACAACCCGAATCCGAACTATGGTGCCTTCTACATGAATGCGAACCCGGCTGAGAATTCGAACGACAACATCGGTGCTCGCCACCTTGTCTCTTTATATAAGAGGTACGACCTTTCCTCACCGCTTGGTGAAAATGTTACCGATAGGACACGGCTTAGTAGGAATTCCGAAACGCCGTGAGGTAAACAAGGAGGACTTTATGAAACGGGCTAATAAGCTCTTTCCAATCCTAATTAGTGACGAAAATCTCAGTCAAGCAATTGACGAAGTAAATAGAACACACCGATGGGGTCGTCATCATCGTCCGAACCAATGTGTCCAATGGATAGAGCGGACAAAATCCGAAAGAATTATTGATCTCCGTAACATGATTCTTAACGGTTTTGAACCATCTCCTGCCAGACACAGAACAATCTATGACAAGAGCAGCTCCAAATATCGAGAGATATATGAACCAAAACTCTGGCCTGACCAGTATATTCACCACGCTTTGATCCAGGTGATTCAAGCGCCTATTATGCGCGGCATGGATCATTGGTGTTGCGGTTCGATTCCGAATAGAGGGACTGCACATGGGATTGAGGGCATTAAACGATGGATGAAGGAAGACCGCAGAGGTACAAAATACTGTGCGGAATTAGATATTCACCATTTTTATCAGAGTCTGCGTCCAGAAATCGTTATGGCACAAATGAGAACCATAATCAAGGATATCTATGTCTTGGATATGATTGAGCGGATTCTTAAAGATGGGGTTCCGATCGGGAATTATTGTAGCCAATGGTTTGCAAACGCCGTTCTACAACCTCTGGATCATATGATTCGTGAGAAACTGGGTGTCAGCCACTATATTCGTTATATGGACAACTTCACGTTATTTAGCAATAACAAGAAGAAACTGCATAAGGCAGTCAGAGAAATTGAGAAGTGGTTGCAGGCACGAGGCATGCAACTAAAAAGTAATTGGCAGGTATTTCCGGTAAGTTCAAGATTGCCGAACGCAATGGGATACAGATATGGACGTGGATACACGTTGGCTAGAAAGAAAATTGTACTACGGCTTAAACGTTCATGCCGTCGTGTGGAGAAAAGGATTGCCCAAGGTCGTGAACCAACTGGTCGTCAGGCGGCGGCAATATTAAGCCGTGTTGGGTGGCTGTGCCATTGCAACGGGCAAAACATCCGAAGGCAGTGTTTAACTCCTATTGGAGAAAAACGTCTAAAGGATACTGTGCGCCGATGGGCGCAAAACCAACAAGTACGATGTGTAACCAACTAGGTTACGGGCAATCGCTAAACATTCAAAAACTTTTTAAGGAGGTAATACAATGGCCTTTTTAGACGAAACTGGTCTTGCTCATCTGTGGGACAAGATCACGAAAAAGTTCGGCAACTATGTGGCAAAAGAAGACGGTAAAGGCTTGTCCGAGGCGAATTATACTGCCGTCGAAAAACAGACCCTAGCCGCTATGGCAGAAGCTGCACCAGAACATCTTGGCAATACTGCGATTCATGTTCCTTCTTGCACTACATCCGATAATGGTAAGTTCCTGAGAGTTTCAAATGGATCTGCCGCATGGACAACCATTGACAATGCGGAAGGAGTGACCTTTTAATGGCTGAATATCTGATTCAAGATACCACTCTAACCGAAATTGCCGAAGCTATCCGTGGCAAAATCAATGACACTGCAAAGATCGATGCAGCGGATATGGCTGAAAAGATCGACTCAATTGATGTTGAGGAATATATCGTTGAAGTCACTGTTGACAGTGGCGCAACTGTTACCGTTACAAACGGCACTACGACTTACACAGGCACTTCCAATGGTGTTTGCACAATCAAGGTAAATGATGTTGGCAGTTGGACTTGCTCCGCCACACTAGACGGTGCTGAGTCTACCACTAGAGTTGTGGATGTGACCAACGACTTTGCTACTACCCTGGTGTTCTTCACTGCCCCTGTTGCAGTTAATACATCAGAGGGTGCTGTTGTCACAGCTGTAAAGGACAATATCACTTTCACCCAGACTGCTCCCAGTTCCGGTATTGTGAACTTCACTATCAGAGATCCTGGTGACTGGGTATTCACAGCCACCAAGGATGGCAAGACCCTGTCTGAAACCGTGTCTATCACCGTTGAGCAGGATCACACTATTTATCTGTCTATCGACCTGCTGACTCTGAACAGTAATTCCTGGGCAAAGATTCGTGAGATTTCTGACGCAGGTACAGGTAAGAACTACTGGTCTGCAGGTGATTGCAAGGCAGTTCCTCTGTCCGGTACTATGGGTACTCTGGCTTTGGATACCACCCTGTGGGTGTACATCCTTGGCTTTGACCATAATAAGGACGTAGAGGGTTCCGGCATTCAGTTTGGTGGATTTAAGACCGATTCCGGCTCTAGCGGTATCAATGTATGTTTAATTGATGCAAATTACAGCAGTTATAAAACTGACGGTACCCTCACTTTCAACATGAACCATTGGGGTGCAAATAATTATGGTGGTTGGGCAAGAAGCGATATGCGCTATGATATCTTGGGTAGCACTGATACTGCTCCTGCTGGATACGGCACATCTGCATCTTCCGGTGAAGTTGGTTATGCGCCATCCTCTACATGCGCTACCAACCCTGTAGCCAATACCCTTATGTCCTGTCTACCAGCTGAATTAAGAGCTGTCATGAAGCCAATTACGAAGTGGACTGACAATGTAGGCGGCGGTACAGATACAGAGACAAACGTAAGTGCTATGGTGGACTATCTGCCACTGTTGGCAGAGTTTGAAATTTTTGGAACTCGTTCTCGTGCAAACAGCTATGAGCAGAACCATCAGCTGCAATATGAGTATTTCTCCGCTGGTAACAGCAAGGTGAAGTACAGACATTCCGCAACAGGTTCGGCTGCGTATTGGTGGGAGCGTTCCCCTAGTTACAACGCCGCGAGCAATTTCTGCCGTGTCGCTACGAGCGGTAGCGCCGGCAATGACTTTGCTGACCGTTCTTCTGGCGTCGCCCCAGCTTTCATGGTCTAATCCAAAATCACAGAAATCGAGCCAACGTAAGTTGGCGGGTTTCTGAGAAAATAAAACGGGCGCACGATTACTGTGCGCCCGTTATGAATTAAAGGAGACTTTATGTCAGTATTAAAGAATAAACGAAAAGAAAGTTGCGCCGAATTTCTGAATGACGCATACAAGATTTATGTTCAAACGATTGAATTCTTATCTCGCTTATCCGCACGATATTCCAGAATCATGGCGGCGGACATTGCCAGTACTGCTTTTGAAGTGCTGAAATATGCAGAATCTGCAAATGCCATTTATCCTGCGAATGAAACAAGAGTGGCAATGAGAGAGGAATGTCTGCTTAAAGCAAAGGCAAGTCTTGAGTCTTTAGATGTAGCGCTCTCTGTCTGCTACGATGTTTTGATGAAGAACCCGTCCGGTGCATTTACATCACAGTCCGGTAAGGATGTCGCCCCAGCTGATGCACAACGGAAGCTCGACCATATGGCTCAGAGCCTTGGTGAGCTAATTGATATCGAAGGTAAAATGTTAAGAAAAGTAATCAAGAGCGATAAAGAGCGTCTGAAGAAAGAACAAAAAGCTGCAGCTGAAAATTCGTAAATACTGAATATGGGTGTATTTCTGCAAATCGTTTTCCTGCGTAGGAGCTTTGCTGTTGTGTTCGACTGCGAATTGGTGGGAGCGTTCCCCTAATTACAACAACACGAACAATTTCTGCAATGTCAATACGAACGGTAACGCCAACAATAACAATGCTAACAATTCTAATGGCGTCGCCCCAGATTTCACAAACAATATATGGGTCAAATACAGTAACAAATGTGAACTCACGACCATTGTGAAAGGAGAAGTACTTCCCGTGGTTAATACCCAAAATTGACCTTCGATGCTGTTGCACGAACGCCGCCAATTTTGGCGTGCATGGTCAGGTATGTGCGTAACTGATTTCATGTGTAAGAGCAAAGTAAATTGAACCGCGCTCTATAACTTATTTATACGGAGGTCGAAAATGTCACAAAAGTTAAGTCGACGTCAAGGAAGATATCAACGACGTAAGGCTAAAAGAGATGAGAAACTTCGTCTGCGAAATGAGCAGATCGGTTCTCTGGACGATGTGTTTACTTATGAACGTCTATATAAAGAAGGTAAGAACTGCTGTAAAGGTGTTCGATGGAAAGCTAGTGTTCAGAATTTTGAACGCCATGTATTTTCTGGAACCGCCGTTCGCAGAAAAGCAATTTTGAATCATACATACAAGCCAGATAAGTACAACCACTTTATGCTGTGTGAGCGTGGCAAGGTCCGTCCTATCGATGCACCAAGAATTCAGGATCGTCAGGTTCACAAAGTATTTACCACGAAGGTTCTTCTCCCGTTGTATTTGCCAAGCATGATTCATAACAACGGAGCTAGTCTTCCAGGTAAAGGATTTGACTTTTCACGGAAAATGTTGATGAAAGAACTGCGGTGGCACCACAAAAGATACGGGTGTGAAGGCCACATTATTCTATTGGATTTTAGACAGTTCTTCCCGTCTGTTTCACACGAAGAACTCTATAAACGCCATAGACGGATTATTCTGAATGACAATATCAGAAAGTTTGCTGACGATATCGTTGCCAGTATTGGCACTGGTATTGGGCTACCTTTGGGTGTTGAGCCTAGTCAGGCAGAGATGATCGCCTTCCCTTCTGCTCTTGACAATTTCATAAAGTGTCAGTTGTCACTAAAGTGTGCCGGACATTATATGGACGACTACTACATTATTATACCACCTGATAGAGATGCAAAACAAATTCTGGAACTGATTATTGCCAAGGCGGAGTCTTTGAAGCTGACTGTCAGTCGCTCAAAAACGTGCATTGTTCCGCTAACAAAACCGTTCAAATACTGCAAGTTGAAATATACTCTTATGGAAAATGGCAGAGTTGCAGTTAATGGTTGCCGTGGCAGCATGAAGCGTGCCAGAAGAAAATTCCGTGCATATCGTCGGATGGTAGACGAAGGAACTATGACCTATGAAGATTTATGGTCTTCTGTAAATGGTATTATTGCTTATTTCGAAAAGTACAACGATCACAATCGTGTATTGAAATTACGCAGACTGTTCTACTCTTTATTTGGATTTTCGTGTGAGAGTATTACTGAATTTAGAATTCGAGATGCAGTCTGCAATGAAAGGACTTAAAGGATGAAGTATATCACTCATAGAAGATTTAAGGATCGTGCAATTTGCGGGGATGTAAATATTCCTGCAAACACCGAATGCGAAGAACGCAACGGCATGATTTATTACAATGGACAGCCTGTCTGTCTGATTACCAGTGAAAACGCCCATACATATTTTGCTATCAATGAAGACAGTAAGGGTTTGCAGCGTGGCGCAACCACTCGTGCCATCAATGTCTTTTTAAGACGCAAGGATGAGCATTATCAAGATCGTTGGGATAGAGTGTGGGATGATGAACTGTGTCAGAAGTATAAGCGCCCCGAACATCCAGACCACTGGCTCTGGAACCATGAATTCTATAACGCTGATCTCAGCGACTTAGAATACATTGAGAATCTAATTCGAATGAGGTGACTTTTATGTATCAGATTATTTCTGGTGAATCCAAGCAGTATGTGGATAATATTGTCTTCATTAAGATAAATCCCGAAAGCGGCTGCTATGTCATCTGCGATGAAGCAGAGGCCGATGGTGTCTGCGTGAAGGTGCCTAAGGAAATGACCGATGAGAACGGCACTATTACAACTTGTGAAGACACGGTTTTTTCCATCAAGGAAGGTGGTCTGCATGGCACAGAGGAGTTGTGCAAGATCGAACCCGCACAGATTGCTATGGATTATTTCAATGCAAAGATGTCTGCAGAACTTCTGTCTATGATTGAGGAGGTACTGTAATGACTAGAGAACAAGTTGAAAATGTAATCAAAGCTTTGCTGGCTTTGCGCGAGGATGCTACCGACGCTCAGGCAAGCAAGGCTGTTTCTATTTATCCCACTCTAAAACAAAAAGGTGCACTGGTTCCCAATGGCACCAGAATCAACTGGAACGGTGATCTGAAAAGAGCCTCTGTTGATCTGTGGGATACAGTCGAGAATAACCCCGACAACGCTCCTTCTTTGTGGGAGAATATTGAGTATAAAGACGGATACCGTATGATTCCAGAAGTTATCACAGTCGGTCTGGCATTTGCTATGGATGAATGTGGTTGGTGGAACGGGAAACTATATCGTTCTAAACTGGCATCTAATGTATATACTCCCGACCAGTATCCTGCAGGATGGGAAATCGTTGAATAATATAACGAGGTGATGTTATGGAACATACTTTCGGTGCAATTTTTTCTGGTGTTGATGTAAGAGACTATAAGATGGTCTGCACTGCGCAGTCCTATGACTTCCCCGCCGAGTTTGAACTACAGACCGTTCGAATCAAGAACCAGATGGCAACTGGTTCTTGCGTGGCTCATGCTTTGTCCAGCATTATCGAGTATTACAATACCAATCAACGTAACGATCCAACTGAGATGAGCGTCGGTTACATTTATGGTAATCGTACTAACTCTGAGCATAAGGACTCTGGAATGATTATGCGTGATGCTCTGGATGTCGTTGCTAAATTTGGTGACGTTCCTCATGCAGATTTCCCCTACAATGAGGAAACTCCCCGTGCTCTGAGATTGTATGAAAGACGTGCAGACGAGCTGTATGAAGTTGGTCGTCCCAATCGTATCAGCGAATACTGCCGTATCAATACTGTTGCCGCTGCAAAGCTGGCTCTGATGTCCGGTGTTCCCCTGCTGATGGCTATGGAATGGTACAACGATATGGACGTTGTGGATGGTGTGCTGCAGACCAACTATATTGATTACGGCGGCGGCCATTGCATGTTCATCTATGGATGGGATGAACGTGGATGGAAGATTCAGAACTCCTGGGGTGAAGACTGGGGTGTTGGTGGCAAGTTCGTCTTGCCCTATGAAATGGGTATGGCTGAATGCTGGGCTGTTCTTGACGATATTGTCGAAGGTGCCTATGTGAAGAAGCCGTTCCAGTCTAAGGCTGGCAAGATGTTCGCCAAGTTCATCAACAAAGTCTGCAACGTTTTCCATAAAACTTAATTCTCTCATATGAAAGACCAAAGTCGCCGGATGGCGGCTATTTTTATTGCAACTAAAGGTTGGTGATTGAAATGGTGATGACAAAAAGCCAATTTGATTCAAAGCTGGCAAAAGCCAAGAAGCGGAATGAGGGTATCGAGTATCGGCGCAGACTGCGTGAAGAACGCATGAAGTATTGGCCTAAATTCGTACTCCCATCAACCAGTAAGATTGTTCTGATTGTTGCTGCCGTACTGTGTGTCGAAATTCTGTTTTTCTGCCAGTACATGATCCTTATGACTGGTGACACCAACGCTTTATATGCAATGGTCGGAACGATTGCAACCTTGGCTTCCGTTGTACTTGGATACTTCGTGAAGTCCACAAAAGAAAATACCAGAAATGGCATAACGTTTGAGACTGCAATGGCGGCGCAGCAGGCTATCGCACCGCCTGATACAGAGTCAAACGAAGCTGTTGGATAAGGAGAAAGATTATGGAAGCTATGATGAACGGCATTTATAATTTCCTGAGCTTCGTCGATGCAAACTGGACCATGATTTGCGCAATCATCGTTTTGGTTATTGCTATTTGCAAAAAGGCAATGACCTTCTTTAGCAAATCTCAAGAAGAGCAGTTGGCAATCGCAAAGGCTCAAATTAAAGAAGTTATGCTTCGCCTTGTAACCGAAGCTGAGTGTGATTATTACGAATGGATTCAATCTGGTGCAGTTAAACGTGCGCAGGTCATCGATGAGGTATTCGCAATGTATCCCATTCTATCTAAGGTTACAAATCAGGAAGAAATCATTGCATTTATCGATGAAGCCATTGATGAAGCATTGAAGACTATGCGGAAGATTTTCGAAGAAAACGAAGCCGCAGCAAAAACTGAATAAAAATGGGAGGGTCGCTCGATTGTACCCTCCCAATAACTATATGCAAATGAGGTGATCCACATGGCTCTAATTGGAAGTACCAACTCAGAAAAGATGTGGAACTTCTTTATCAGCAAAGGTTTGAACCCATACGGTGCAGCCGGATTGCTAGGCAATGTCGATGCAGAATCTGCTTTGATATCAATCAATCTGCAGGACTCATGCCAAGGAAGGCTTGGGTTTAATGATGAAACCTACGTTGCGCTGGTAGACTGTGGGGTTTATACCAAGGAACAGTTTATTTATGACCAGGCAGGATTCGGAATATGCCAGTGGACTTATTGGTCTCGTAAAAAGGCTTTATATGAATATGCGAAGTCAACGAATAGATCCATTGGAGATTTGGAAATGCAGTTGGAATTCCTGTTCATTGAACTTCAAAGGAGTTTCCCAAAAGTATTTGCAGTTCTGAAGTCTGCAACATCCGTAAAAGAGGCATCTGATGCTGTGCTCCTGGACTTTGAATGTCCTTATAACGCAAAGTCGTTGTCAATTAAACGGGCCAGTTTTGGTCAGAAATATTACACACAATTTGTGACGAATTCTATGAAAGGAGTGGAGAACATGGGCTATTTATATTTTACCAAGGGTCAGTCTGTGAAGGTGTCTGAACATTTTGTTTCTACTGAATTTGACTGCCATGGAAGCGGTTGTTGCTCCCAGACTGTTGTCAATGAGAAACTCATTGAGTATCTGGAGAAGATTCGGAGCCATTTCAATGCTCCCATAACAATTACAAGTCCGTATCGTTGCCCGACACACAACGCTCGTATCGGCGGTGCCGTTGGTTCAAGACATTCCAAAGGTGATGCCGCTGATATTGTTGTTAAGGGCGTAGCTCCTAGAGATGTTGCTAAATATGCAGAGAGCATCGGCATCATGGGTATTGGTCTATACGAAACATCTAGTGATGGTCATTTCGTACACATCGACACCCGTGATAAAAAGAGCTTCTGGTATGGTCAGAAGGAAGCATATCGCTCCACATTTGGTGGTTCTACCTCCTCTACTACTGGATCAACTACTACAACCACAACTGGTACTACATACAAGACTTTGACTTGGGGCAGCGCCGGAGAATCAGTTAAGGAGCTGCAGCAGAATCTGAATAAACTGGGATATTCCTGTGGCACAGCAGATGGTTCTTATGGAGCCAAAACTGCAAACGCTGTTCGTAATTTCCAGAGAGATAAGAAACTGTCTGTAGATGGCATCGCCGGTCCATTGACACAGGCCGCAATCAAGTCCGCTTTGGCTGGTTCCTTCGCCGTTGGCGATACTGTTGTTGTGGTAGCAAATCTCCTGAATGTCCGTAAAGGCGCAGGAACTAACTATGCTGTAATGGCTACCGTCAAAAAGAACGCAGCTTACACCCTGTCCGAGATCAATAATGGATGGGGAAAGCTACAGGAGCTTTCCGGCTGGGTATCTTTACAGTATTGTGCGAAGCAGTAAAGGGAAACTATTGTCAGTGGAGGTGATTTGATTGAAAGCCGTAGACGCATTTCTGGCTGCATTCGGTGACATTACTCTGGCAGATGTAGTCATATGGGGTCTGGCATTGGCTTTTGTGTACACTATCTTTAAGAGAGCCAAGGACAAACTTATTGAGATGTACGAGGAAAAAAGGCAAAAAGACGAGCAGATGAAACAAACCTGGGAGGCTGTAAGCAAGTATCCCGAATACAGAAAGCAAAGTGTTCAGATTCAGGAGTTGCTCGAAGATGAGATTCAGGAGATCCGCGAAATGCAGCGTCAGAATTCTGAATCTCTGAAGAAGCTCGAACAGAGAATGGATCAGAATGAAGAGCAGTCAAACCGCAGAAGTAGAAACAAGTTAAGAGATCTTCTGCTACAAAATTTCAGATACTATACGAATCCAAAGACTAACCCCAACCAGACCTGGACTCACATGGAGGCGGAAACTTTCTGGGAACTATTCCATGATTATGAAGACATGGGCGGAAATGGTTATGTACATAGTGAAGTGCTTCCTAAAATGGAACAGCTTTTAGTTGTGGATTCAAATGGTACGCCCGAGAAACCTATGTAATCGATTCATACTAAAGCAAAAGTGGGTGTGTAGCTTTGGGATGAAACAATAATGGCGAGTCATCGATATGATGGCTCGCTTTTTTTTTGCGCCAGTCAAATTTGACATAGGCACTTTCATATGATATACTATGAGTACAAGGTTTATTCTATGTGCTCGCAAATTTGATTTTCGCTGAAAAGGCATAAATTTTTTCGCTAGATAGACCTTGAAGGATTTTTCCTTTGAGGTCTATTTTTTTTACGTAAAGCACTGAGTAACCTTGAGTTGTTGAGACTATATGTTATGAAATACTCGTTTTATACACGTCTGAGAAGCCTGTTTTCAGCCATCGAAATGAGCGAAAACGGGTTTGCCCTGGGACATAGAGATTTTTGGGAATCTCATTTTTGGGAAAATTTTTGGGGAATTGTTCCGCAAAAAAGTTGTGGTAATGACGAGCTACCGTATATTCTCATAACTTTTCTGATCTCCCAAATCTGAAGCCTAAACCCCCAAATTCATTTTTGGGAACGTTTTTGGGGATGTTTTTGGGAAATTTTTGGGAAACGCAATGGAGGTGCATTATGCGTAAGAAGAATTACAAAGGAAGATGCGAAAAGATTTCTCTCAGTAAATGTCAGGGAGTCTGTAAGACTTATGACCCAATTCAAATGACTTATGCCAATATGCTGCAGGAGGATAGCAGTATCTCAGAGTTTTGGTGCAATGTCATTTTAGATGATGGTGAGTACACCACGGATTTCCTTTGCACAAAGCTAAATGGTGACCAGATGGTTCGTGAGTGTGTTTCCAGAAGCCATCTAACAAAACCAATGACTGTAAAGATGCTGGACATCTCAAGAGAGTATTGGATGGGTCATGGCGTATCAGATTGGGGGTTGGTTATAGATGCAGAAAAATGATTTGATTCAGGCCGACGGTGTGATCCTTCGTGTCCTTTCATTAAATGGCGATAAACTATTTGCCATCGACTGCCTAAAGAGAAATATGCCGAAGTGGTATCAACTTGCCGATTTAGAGAAATACGAATCATGCTCGGAAAATGAACTCATTGAGCATGGTGATGTGGAGATATTTGACATCGATGCGCTTGACTCTGCGGCAAGAAAAACTGCGCATGAACGCTACACCATCATCGCTGGTATCCTCCCGTTTGTCTCTGATGAAAAGATGCGTAACATCATAATAGCTAATACCGCAGAAGAAAATGATATTTGCAAACAGACTGTGCGTAATTACCTCTGTCTGTATTTGGCATATCAGGATCTGTCGGCACTTGCCCCAAAGCGAATCGACGAAGAAAGACCACTTAACCAGGATGAAAAAAATATGCGGTGGGCACTGAACAAATTCTTCTACACAAAGCACCAGAACAGTTTAACCACCGCATATACGTTAATGCTTAAAGAAAAATATAGCGACTCTGAGGGGACTCTGTTAGCCAACTTCCCCACCTTTAACCAGTTCCGGTATTTTTATAGGAAGCACAAGAAGATGCAGACCTACTACATTTCACGGAATGGCATAAAGAGTTATCAACGAAACAATAGACCACTTATCGGAGACGGCGTCAGGGAGTTTGCACCGGCAGTAGGAATTGGAATGTTGGACTCTACGATCTGCGACATCTACCTTGTAGACGAAGCGAATAACCTTATCGGCAGACCCATCCTGACGACCTGCATCGACGCTTATAGCGGACTTTGTTGCGGTTATGCCCTTTCATGGGAAGGCGGAGTTCAAAGCTTACGAAGGCTTCTGACGTCCGTTATAGCCAATAAAACGGAGTTATGCAAACAATTTGGAATAACTATAAAAGAGGAAGATTGGGACTGTAACCAACTTCCTGCTACACTGG